GTTGGTCAGCTCACTTCTCTTCGCAAACTCGATGCAGATGTTAGGGATCTGTACCGCAAATGGGAGGTAGACGATGACGTCACAGACGGGGCTGATTATGCCCAAAGAAAAAAAGATAGTGGGGATAAAGCCCGCTGAGAAATCTGAAGAAGAAAAATCTGACCTAAGCAAAGTCCCCAAACCAACAGGTTGGAGATTAGTGGTTCTTCCTTACAGAGGAGTGGGAAAAACTAAAGGTGGAGTTTTATTAACTGACAAAGCAGTAGAAGAACAACAGATCGCTTCTGTTTGTGCTTTAGTTCTAGAAGTTGGACCTGATGCTTATGCCGATAAAGAAAAATTTCCAAACGGACCATGGTGTAAAAAAGGTGATTGGGTAATCATTGCTAGGTATGCAGGTTCTCGAATTAAAATCGAGGGCGGTGAACTTAGAATTTTAAATGATGATGAAATTTTAGGGACTGTCGATAGTCCTGAAGATATCTTAGGAGTATACACATGAACGAAGTAGATAGACAAGTGGCAGAATTACAAGCCAACAAAGAAAATAAAAAAGAACAATATTCTGTTGAGGTCGAAAGTGAAGATGTTGCAGAGGCAACAGAAGAAAAAGAAATAGAGCTTCCTCAAAAAGAAAATACTTTTGAAGCCGAGGTAGAGGAGACAAAAGAAGATCCCGTTGTCGAGGACAAATCAAAAGAAGAAGAAGTCAAAACTGAGGAAGAACCAAAAGAAGACTCAAAACAAAAATACAGTAAGTCTGTTCAGAAAAGATTTGATGAATACGCTTATCAACTAGGGGAGTCTAGAAGACGTGAAGAAGAGGCGATTAAAGTTGCTCAAGCCATCAAGGCAGACAGAGATAAAATTCAAGAAGAATTAGGAAAACTTAATAGTGGTTATGTAAGCGAAATGGGGGGTCGATTAACAAACTCCATGGAAGCTGCAAAAGCCAAATTAAAAAAAGCTATGGACGATCAAGACACAGAGGCCATGGCAACTGCACAATTGGAGATAGGTAAACTAGGCGCAGAGCAAACTCGTTACGAGCAAATTAAAGCACAAGAAGAAGCAAGAGCCAACGCTCCTAAGCAAGAAAAAGAGGTAGAAATACCAAAAGCACAGGAACAAGCCCCAGTAAAAGATCCAAAAGCAGAGGCATGGGCTGCTAATAACGATTGGTTTGGTCGAGATAAGGTCATGACCAATGTGGCATATGCGATACATGAGGATTTAGTAAATCAAGGTGTTGATCCTAGAACAGATTACTATTATACTGAGATTGATAAACGTATGCGAGAAAATCTCCCGCATAAGTTTGAACAAGATTCTTCATCCGAAGAAACCGCAAGACAACAGCCCGTCCAGACTGTTGCAAGCGCACATCGAAACAGAGGCACAGGACGCAACGTAGTTAAGTTGTCAAGTTCAGAAGCGGCTATCGCTAAACGACTTGGTCTTTCCAACGAGCAATATGCGTCGGAAAAACTAAAGTTACAGAGGAGGTAACATTATGGTAAATAAGACACCGAGATCTGCATCCACAAGGGATAAAGAAGCACGCACTAAACAATGGCAGCTACCAAGCTCGCTTGATACACCAGAACCACCTGAGGGTTACAAGTTCAGATGGATTAGGGAATCAGTTAGAGGATATGAAGATAACAAAAATGTTATCGGTCGAATTAGACAAGGTTACGAACTTGTCCGAGCAGACGAATATCCTGACTTTGATTTTCCTAGCGTATCTGAAGGTAAGAACAAAGGTATAGTTTCGGTGGGTGGATTGTTATTGGCAAAGGTGCCATTAGAGATCGCAGCGCAGAGAGATGAATATTACTCTGATCAAACTAAACGTCAGCAAGAAGCAGTTGACAACGATCTTCTAAAGGAACAACATCCTTCAATGCCAATTAATAAGCCCGAGCGACAAACTAGAGTTACGTTCGGTGGTTCGAAAAAAAATGAATAATTTTTAATTGACCTAGACGTAACACTTACTAACAACACTAATACTAAGGAGTATAACAATGGCAAATCAAGACGCCCCTTTTGGTTTTAGAGCTGTGAGGATGCAGGGTTCTGCACCATCTTCAAATGGTCAAACTCAGTATCTTATCGCTAATGGCTATAATACCGCTATATTTCAGGGTGACCCAGTCGAGGTAGTTGCTGGTGGTTCTCTCGAAATTGCAAACGGTGTTGCTGATGTAATGGTAGGTGTTTTCAATGGAGTCGAATATGTAGATTCAACAACAAAGAAACCCGTTTTTGCAAACTTTCACACAGCAGGCACAACAGCAGACGACGGAATTATCAAGGCTTTCGTGATTGATGATCCCAACCAGTTATTTGAAATTCAAGTTACTGGTTCATTCACTAACGCTGATATCGGCGCAACAGCAAACTTACTGTACACCGCAGGTTCTACACATAGTGGAACATCAAAGGTAGAAGTTAATTCTTCAACTTTTGGTACAGGAGCAAATACCGCTGTGAAAGTTGTTGGTTTATCAGGAGATCCTGAAAACCAAGACACAACTTCAAACAACGCAAATATTATCGTGAAAATAAACAAGCACTTATACAGTGCTAATACAGCAGGAATATAGGAGGTTAAACTATGGCTATATCTAGAAGTCAACTCGTTAAAGAGTTAGAGCCAGGTTTGAACGCTCTGTTCGGCTTGGAATATTCACGTTACGACAATGAACACGCTGAGATCTTCGATGCTGAGTCATCTGACAGAGCATTTGAAGAAGAAGTAATGTTAGCAGGTTTTGGAACCGCCCCAACCAAACAAGAAGGTGAAGGCGTATCTTTCGATACAGCTAACGAAACATTCACAGCACGCTATACACACGAAACAGTAGCACTTGCATTCTCAATCACAGAGGAAGCTGTAGAGGACAACCTTTACGACAGACTCGCTGCGAGATATACAAGAGCACTTGCTCGTTCAATGGCAAACACAAAGCAAGTAAAAGCTGCCGCTATTCTTAACGACGCTTTTGCTGCTGCAGGTGCTGCAGGAACAAATCCTGGTGGTGACGGTGTATCACTTATCAATACACAACACCCACTTCAAACAGGTGGTTTCTTAGCAAACAGACTTGCTACAGATGCTGACTTGAATGAAACTTCACTCGAGCAATCCTTAATCGACATCGCTGATTTCAGAGATGAGAGAGGCCTAAGAACAGCTATCCAAGGTATGAAACTTATCATTCCAAGACAGCTTCAGTTCACAGCTAACAGATTAATGGAGTCAACATTAAGAACATCAACAGCAGATAACGACATCAACGCAATCAGAAACATGGGAGTGATTCCACAGGGTTACACTGTGAACCACTATTTAAATGATGCAGATGCTTTCTTTATCAAAACTGATGCGCCTAATGGATTCAAACACTTTACAAGAACACCATTAAAGACAGTTATGGAAGGTGATTTTGATACAGGTAATATCAGATACAAAGCAAGAGAGAGATACTCATTTGGTTTCTCAGATCCACGTTGCGTATTTGGTACATCTGGTGCGTAATTTTTCTTAATAAATCTAAGAGGGCGGTTGTCTTTGACTCCGCCCTTTTTTTATGCGATATTAAAAGTCTAGCAAAAACGACCATGCACCACTGAGCTAGCAGACGGTATAGAGACTGCATGGTTATGGTCTATACAACCAAGGAGGTTTATTATGGCTGGAACACACTTTAAAGGGCCAATTTTATTCTCTGCGCAACGTCCTGCTTTAGAGAATTTAAACACAGGAATGTGGCCCGATCAAGTATACTACATGGATGATTTCTATGCAGGTGCACTTGATGAAACTCACAAATGGACAATCATCAAAGACGCAGGTGCAACTGTTGCAGTATTAGCTGACACAGTAAACGGTGAAGTAGAATTAAGATCTGCTGCTGGTGTCGACAATGATGGTGGATCCATACAAGGTAAGCATGAATTTTTAGCGCTACCCACAACAGCAGGTGAAAAATTATATTTTGAAACCAGACTTAAAACAGTGGGCGCAACTTCAACTGACATCTTTGTTGGATTAGGTGAAGTATTCATTACAAACCCTGAGAACATTTTTAATACTAACAATCAAATAGCATTCATCTTAACAGAGGGCACAGGTGGTGTGATAACTGGTAGAACAAAAAGTGGTGGAACCACAACTACTGTTACTTTATCACCTACAGCAGATGTCACTCTAGCAGATGATACTTTTATCACTTTAGGTTTTGTTGCAACAAAAGGCACAACTACTGACAAAGTAGAGTTTTTTGTTAACAGAAAAAAAGTTGGAACTTCTACAACAAACATTCCAACTGCAAATATGAAACCTCAAGCTGCTAGTATTTCAGGTATTCTTGGTGGTGACGCTATGAATACAAAACTAGACTACATAATGGCTGCAAAAGATAGAGACGTATCATATCCAGGTCAACCAACATAAGGAGTAGATTATGATTA